AATGTAGCAAAAGCACTATTTAAAGCACCACTCCCTTGAAATGTCAAAAATCTACCATTATATTTTGCAAATACACTTATAGTATATTTAGTTCCGCTTGTTACAGATATTGAGTTAGAATCAAAATAATGTAAATTGTTTGCAGAATTTTCTGCAAATTTAACTGCATTTAATAATCCTTCTGGACTTGTTAAAGCATTAGGAGTGATAGTTCCGTTTACTGGAGTATATTGATTCATACTTTCTGAATAAGTAATAAGATTTGTAGAAGCTGGTTCTAACAAAAGCGAAGGGCAAGATTGTACTACTCCATTTGATATATCGTAGTTTAGTCTTGGTTGGTCTCCTGTTACTTCTTGTACTGATATGTTAGTTATTGAAACTATAAAATTTCCACTTCCTTGAATGTCTAATCTGCCAGATGGAGAAGTTCCTGAAGTTACATATTCTGTATATGTTCCATTTGTAGTTCTTGTAGCGCCAGAAACGCCACTTAAATTTATATTAATTGAGCCTTGTGTAAAATTAGACAAAGTATAACCAACTAAATAAAGAGTATTGTCTTGTAAAACATTTGATTGAAACATAATACTATTACTTGTTCCATCAGCTGTAGCTTTATTATTTGCAACGCTCCAATTAGAGTTTAATGCCCAATTAGTGCTACCATTTGAAAAATCGCCATTTAAAACTATATCATTTCCAAAGAATCCTACTGTTTGTATTAGTCCATTTTGCCCTACTCTTGTAGCAGAGCTATCTCTATTAAAAGTAAAGTCCCCATCTCCATTATTAGGTAGTACTGAATATACTTTAGAATCTGCATAAGCAGATGGTATCATTGCTAAACTTGGTGTTGCCATAATTATATGTTAAAAGTTTGTTCTGCGCAGCTTAAAGCTTCTGTGTTAGCTTCTACATACTGCATTCTATAATAATAATTTAAAAATATTTCTCTGTTGTTTGTACTTGTTAAACAAGCTAATTCTGTGTCTGATAATGCTTCTTTAAATACTGCTACTGTTTTGCATTTTCCGTAGAAGTCAGCAGCTCCACCTCCATTATCAAATGATACTTCACTTAATCCATTTAATGTAAATGTTCCTGCGTTTGTGTAAACTTCAACTCCATTAACCCACATTGCAAAATTTCCACTTTTATATTTAATTGCAACTTTATTAAAATCAGTTATATTGCTAACTGTCACTACTGAAGATGAGTTTACTACTCCTTGTAAAAAAGTATAAATAACATTTGAATTATTCCTATAACCAAAACCGACATTGTTACTTGTAGTTCCATCACTTAATGTAATAGTTCTAAAGGTTAAATCATCACTTAAAGCAGCTATCTCTGCATATAGAACTCCCTCTGTTGAATTTATTAAGTCGCTATTACCAGCGTTGTTTAATGTTTCTGCTGCTCTTGTAACTGTAGAGCCTGATGTTGGTATGTACGATGTAGGGTAGGTTAAGGTTTCTAATTGCATTCCATAAACTGAAACATCAGCACCACTTAAACCTGCAAGACCTACAAAACTTCCATTAGTAGCAGTATGAGTAAAACTAAATCTTTTCCATTCGCTTGTTAATAACATTTCACTATTAACAGCACCACTTCCATCAACAAAAAAACCAAATGATTGTGTTCCTGTATCGTTTCTTTTAGCATAAACAGAAACAGTATATTGCGTTCCACTTGTTATTGTGCCGTTAGCAAGGTATCCATTAGAAGTAAATTGTAATCTTGTTGCATTACTAACTCCTTCTGGAGATAAAGTATAATCAGCAGTTCTTGTTACATTAGAAGCTAAAGTCCAAGTAGAAAACTCATTACTTTTAGTTTGAAGATTAGTACTCTGTGGCTCAAGTAAGATACTTGCAGTACCATTAGTATAATCTAATCTTGGTATGTCTGTTTGTTGTATTTCTATTACGGATATGTTTGATACAGAGCCTGTAAACCCAGCACACCTTAAATCTATTGTTCCACTTGAACCAGCTATTACAGTTTGTGAATAAATTCCATTTGCAGATTTCCAATAGTCAATTATATTTCCCCCAGCAGCCATAGCAAAAAGACCAGCAGTATAATCTGTAATTTCCCATTTTAATAAATATTTTTTTCCAGATACTATATTAGAAATTTGATAAGTTGTTACACTTGTAGAAACTGCACTTACTTTATCTTCTCCAAAACTCCAACCTGTACCTAAAATCCAATTATCATTAGGGTCTACTTGTTTAACTGATACGTTGTCTATTTTTATAGTTGCGTTTGCAGTATTGTTTCTTAATATAAAAATTGTACCTCCAGCCTGATAATATATAGTGTGAGTTCCTACAGTATTTGGAGCAGCAACATAAGAACCTCCATTATGATAAAAAACTAATGCATTATCATTATTTTCTTCAATAGTGTAAACCAATTTATATGATTTTCCTGATGTTAAAAAACTTATGCCATTTACTCCATTAGTTCCATACGCTCTACCACCGATAGAAGCACCATTTGTAATAATTAATTTACCATCACTAATTGATATGCCACTATCTGGAGAGTACCAACCTAAAGTATAAGAGCTTGTGGTTAATGTTCCATCTACGCTGAAATCTCCGTTGGTTATTTCTTCTGCACCTAATTCACTAAAGTTTCCGTTTTGTACTAAATTAGAAGATAGTATTGAAACATCTTGTATTAAATAATCTGGATTAACTCTTGTGGCACTTGAATTTCTTGTGAAGTCGAAATCAGCTTCTGTTTCAACCTTAACGCTAAAGTTATCTACACTACCAACAAAAGATGAATTTGCAGAAAATCCTACATTACCATTATGACCAGTTGGAATATTTACATACCAAATATAATTTCCGTTAGCATTAGCTCTGGTTTCAGAAGCTGGTAAACCTGTGCCAAAAAAAGATAAATCTAAATGACCAGCACTATAATTACTAATAGTATATTCTACTTTAACTGATTTATTTGACAAAATACCCATATTTTGAAACAAGTTGCTTGTTCCTGTTTGTGAGCCATCTGAATTAGCTTTACCTCCAGATATTGTCCATCCTGTACCTTTAGTCCAATCAGAATCTGTATCAAATGTTCCATTTACCACAAGATTTTCGCCTAATGCATAAGCTGGTTTTATAGAATTTAACACACCTACTCCATAAGCTGTTGGAGTGGTTACAATACTTGCTTTTTGTAGTAAATTACTCATAACATTCTTTTAAGTCGTTTAACAATTGAATAGTCATTATGTTATTCTCATACGTTGAAACTCTACGTCTTAAATCTGATTGCAAATAAGAAACATAATAATCATCTCCCCATTCTACATCATTCTGCGCAGTTCCCCACCAAGAATAACTATAATATAATCCCCAATTTGATGTGTTCGCTGTTATACTCATAATTTATTTCTGCGTTTAGCGTGTTCGTTTGTGTCCACATATTTCTTTTTTAAATATTGTACTAACTTTACAATATTTTCTTTTTTTTGTTTATATCTTATAATACCCATCCACCGAAATCTGCGTTAGCTGTATCTGGATAAGTATCATCTTGTGTGTTAGCGTTGTACTCTGGATACGTGTTTTGATTATATATCATAAAGTCTATAAAGTTATTAGTGTAAAATTGTGCTATATCTCTATATTTTTCTACTAAATAATCAACCTCATCCTTATCTACTGTTACACTACTTTCTGATGTGTGCTTATATACGCCACCATTAGCTACTGTATAAGCAGCAAAAGGCATATAGCATACTAATGCCCAATAAATAGTCATTGGCTTCACATATGTCTCTAAAAGTGTCTTATAAGCAGCGTTAGCTGGGTCGTTTATAGTTCCAGCTATAATTAAAGCTTGTATCTTTTCTAAAAGTTTAGTTCCTAAATAATTTTGTACCTCTGTATCTTGTGCAATCTCTACCATATAGATAAACTTGTCTGGGTCTACATTGCCAGAAAGTACAGAGTACCTTTTAATATCTTTAGTTGTTATAAATAATGCTTTTGCCATTTCTTATTTTATTTAGGGTATGCACCTCTATTAGGCATATTCTCTGGCGCAATTCCAGCTTGTTTAGAACCTGTTGGGTTTTTCATATAACTTTTAGGAATACTTCTTGTCTTTTTATAGTTCCCTAAATTCTCTGATGGCTCTGTATTGCTTTCAAGTCTATATAAGACCTTTTTCCATTTATGTCTACAGTATATGCCCCCTTTAAATTTAAACAAGTCGTAAGGTTGTCTATTATGACCTAATTCTCTATTTACTCCCTCCCTTGATGCTTTGTCTATGTCTTCTATTCTCCATACAATACCAGCATTAGCCATATTCATCATATTTCTACAAAAGTCTCTTTGTGAAAGACTCGGTTTATATGAACCTCTTGCGTAAGTATATCTTATTTTGTATAATCCGTTTTTAGAATCTAAATAGCTAAAAGAACTTCCATTTTTCTTGGAATCTATTTCATCTTTTAAACCTAACAGACCTTTTACTTTAGATAGTGTGCTTTTCTTTTCGTTTATTAAGTAATTTGCCCAATCTTCGTTGTCTATGTCGCTTTCATCATCTATTTCATCAACATATACATAACCATCTCCAATTTCTTCTCCACTTTTCGATAAATGACCTAATACATTTTCAACTTCATCATCTGTCATTTTTATTGGTACGCAATTAGGCACTTTTTTTCCATCTTTAATTTTCATACCATATTGCTCATATCCAGCTTGACAAGGTTTTTTTAAGTCTACTACCTCATCGTGAGACTCGCAAGGCATATAATAAACAACTCCATCTTCTTCATGTTCGTGATATCCTTGACATCCTTGTTCTAAAGCTTTAGCTTCTGCTTCTTCTTTTGTTTTATAAGCTTCAATTCCATCTATTTTATTTAGACTTAACTCATAGCCAGTTTCTTCTTCAATGATTTCTTCATTTACTATGTCAATATCACTAAAATCAAGAGGTTTAAGAGTCTTAAAGTATAAGTCTAATGCTATATCATTAATTGATAGTATTGCATCAATACATTCTATTACTTGGTCTTGAAAGCATTGTATAACTATATTATCAAATAGTTGTGTAGCGTTCTTAATTTCTTCTGCATTGTTTCCAAGTCCATCGTTACCTTCACGAATACCAAGAAGCATTGGAGATGTAACCCTATGACCAACGATTAGTTTTCTAAAGCACTCATCAGCTAAATACTGATAATGTTGAGGTGCATCGTTTAAAGGAATGTCATCTATTGTAGTTTTAGATTCAGAGTTGTTGTTAAAAGCTACTATTACTTTTTCTCCTCTGCTTCCTGTTAATTTACCTAATACATCTGACTTTATGGATTGCATTTTTTCTGGGTCTGGTACTCCGTTATTGAAATTAACAACTTTAGTGCCACTAAAACCATTTATACAATCATTTATAAGGTAATCTCCTATTTCGTCCTCTAACACAGCATAAGGCATTGCAGAAGACCAATCTGGACTACTATAATAGTACTTACCAGCTTCATATGGCTTTAAAACGTACATTTCAACACCATTTGCTTTACCAAACCCAAATGCTGGTATTCTTTCTGGCTTTTCTGTAGGTTTTAAGTTATCCCAATGATTTGAGTAGTACCAACCTTCTATTTCTCCTTCATCGTTGCATTTTTCAGCTCTTAATGTTTCCATTGGAAAGTGATGCACTTCTTTTACTTTACCATCTTGATAAACTAACTGAAATGCAGCCATTCCTAAAACTTTATAATCATTTATGAATTTTCTTAAATCAGACTTCTTAAATAATGACATCATTTGAGCATATTGCTCTGGTCTTTTGTCTGCATCGTGTGCTGCAAGACCTTTACCATAAATCATATTAGAAATACCTATAGTAATTGCTCTACAAGTGGTTGAGTTATTGTTTACATCAATTATGTAATTAAAGTAGTTATTATCTACTCCGTATTGTACCCAATCTTTATTCTTTAACTCTACAACTTCTGGTGCTGTATAGGCTGCAAGTTTTGTTACGAAAAATTCGCTCATATTACTACGTATTCGTTAGTTGTTGCGTGTTCTGTATAAACATTTTTATTAATACTATATGTACTAATAGTTTGGTCTGTACAGAATATATTGTCTTTATAAACTACGCTTGTTCCATTTAAAACAGATAGTGTATAAAATGTTCCTTCTTTTAAAGCTGGACTAAATGTTACATTGCCTTGTAAATAGTATTTATTTGTAGCAAATGTTAAACCAGAGTATGTTACTGGTGTATTTGTGTCTTGGTCTGTAATAACAATACTATCAGCAGTATATTCTCTTGGAATAAACTTTAATTGTTGTGCAGTTGCACTTGTAGTTAGTATTATCATTAAAAGCTTTTTTAAATAACAAAAAAAGTACAAAAGTGTTTTATATAAAAAAAGGGTACTCCGAAGAATACCCTTAATTTAAGAAAAATGTATAAAAATTAAGTTCCTACTACAACAACAGTATTAGTAGTATCTCCAATAATTGTAGAAGCTACAAAATATGCTGGTTGTTTTTCAGTTCCAGTAAAAGTTATATTATAGCCATTTAAATCGCCCATAGCTGCTCCAGTTGCTGTATTCACAGCACATTCACATCCGTTTTCAATCCCAGCTAAAAAGTAATTACCATTATAATCTTGTACGATTACTTGAGGTCTTCCATAACTTAATAATTTTAATTCTTTACGAGTTGCAAGGTCTTGTTTCTTTAAAACTATAGTTCCAGTTTGTGTCCAGAAAGAAGTTCCATTTTCCCTTGAGTTCTCGTTTGTTTGTTCGAAAGAGTTAGCTCCTTTTAAGTCGTATTTGTAAAAAGTTAAAGGAGATGCAAAATTTTCTTCT